ACTGTTGTTGGGAATGCCATTGTAAATCTCCTTTTTACAGGCTCATAGTCCTGCGAACGCCGTTATTAAATTTTTTACCAGGCACGGCCTTCTTTACACCTGACTTTTGTAATGCGGCCCCAGTCTCCTATTTCCTCTTCTTATTGGTGCTACTGTCGCACCAGGCTCAGGAGCGGCTTCCACCACTTCGGCCTTGGCCGCTCCCTGAGTATTTATGCTTTCATTACACCACTTACATGTGCATGTCTCACTGGGAGGGAATCCAAACATTCCTATCCTTGCCTTTCGTAAAAGGTATCTAGGATCTCCCGGAACATTATCAGTGTATGTTCCTACTTCATCAGTAAGATCACCATCCGCATTATAAGCAGCCTTATGCCTATAGAGTCTAGTTTTTGGCTGCCACTCATCAACATAGCGCATTGAGTAGCCTAAGCCCATTAACTCATTTTTTATCTTATTATATTCCTGCATTCCTATTGCCAAAATTATACTCCTAGCTACTGTTAGTTAGTTGTTCCAAGTGCTGATATGTCATAGGTGAGCCCTGCTCCACGGCTATCATCAAGTTCAAATACGCCGTAGTCAGCAGTCATAACTACTTCCCATGCTCTGAGTGACGCATCTCTTTGTCGCTCTTGCCGGGTAGCCACACTCTGTAAGTATGCCATTGCTCCCTTGTCAGCTATTACACCGATGCCATCACCAGATGCGTCCTCTGAAATGTTACCATCTTCAAAGATAGGAACATTGTTCATTGGTCGCAGGCCACTCCAGAAATTCTTCAAGAGGTCTTCAGACCAGCCATGAGGAATCCCGTTGGTTACTGCTGATGCTACTGTCGCTGCTTCCTTGGAAAGGTATGCAACGGCATTTGGATGATGAAGAATGTATAGCTGGGATCCAAACTTATTAGCTTTTGCATAGGCGATAATAGCCTGTACATTGGAAGACTTAAAGGACGTACCTGCCGTTCCAAGTTTCGTTCCCCCATTAAGGTTGGTATAGAGATCAAGAACATCTCCATCCTTCTTCCGTGCCATGCCGTCACCAAGCTGCTTACCAATCATGGTAAATACATTGTTGACTTGTTCACGAAGAAGTTTGTCTGTCAGAATAACCTTTGCCCCAACCTCAGATGCTGTTAGGTCAACCGTGGTCATTCCTATCTCTTCTTCGTCAATCATGTCCTGACCATCAACGAGGTCACTCATAGTCATCTGACCCACCTTCGGGACAGTAACCTGCTTTGCCCCCTTGGGCAGGGTGAATGGCTCAATAAGAGCCAAGGCAGGAGCGTTATGCTCCTCGGTATATCGGGCCGACCCGATGATGATTTTCGATGCGCTTTCTAAATTACCAGTTGTGGCTGTTTGTGCCATAATAAATCTCCTTTACGTTTACGTTCCAAGTGTTAAGAACCGTGCAGCCTTTACCGCTGCCTCCGACCTATCTCCATTAATGTATCTCTCAAGCAACCGATCCTGATTGGTCGTGACCTCGGCTGATCCCTGACTATTGTCGAAAGTCTGCGGAGCAACACGGCCCTGCTTTAACCGCGCATTCTCTGCGAGGAGTGCTCTCTCCCGCTTCATGCGATTGGCTTCTTTCTCCATTTCATCTGGAGAGGTTGTCCTTTGGAGAGCTATTAAATCATCAAGCATTTGTTGGTTTGCCAACCCATGCTTCTTCATATAATGTACCGCCGCTGCCTGTCGTCCTTCGACGTAACCAAGCATATCGGAGGTTTCCTTTTCCTGTTTTCGGAACTTTTGTTCCTGTTGGATATACCGTCTGGCCTGATCTCTGGCCTGTTCCGGCATATAGCCAGCGTCATTAAGTTGTCGTTCGTATGAACGAGCCTTTTTCCCAACAGCCTGTTCCCATTCACGCTTTACATCAGCTTCCTTGCGCTCTTGGAGTTCTCTGATAGCCTGATGTGTTTGCTCGTCAACCTGTGCCACCGGCTGTGGTGCAGGTGTCTGCACTGTCGCTGGTTCACTAGATGCTACATCAGTAACCACGGGAGCATCGCCAGAAGGAGCCCCCTCTGGTGATTCAGCCGCTACGTCGTCAGTCGATTCCTGTGTTTCAGAAACAATTGTTTCTATTTGAGGAGTATCGATCTCTAATTCCTGCTGAACGGCTTCTTGTACTTCCTGTGGTTCTGTTGGCATAACCATGCTTTATTTCTCCTTTTCCTTATTATACATACAACATATATACAACGATTATTATTAATATACAATACCAAGTAGTATATAGTGTTGTCCAATTAACATCTTATTGTCTACTTAGCATATCTCGATATAGTTGTTGCCAGTCTTTAGTCCCTATATTCTTTTGTACATATGGTGTTGGTATAGTCGGTTTGTCCTGATGCTTAAAGCCAGCTTCATACATAGCTAGCCGCCAAACGGGTGATGCAGCATACATAAAATCGTTACGCAGATTCCATAAGACCCCATAGGGCTCTTGTAGAGCATCACCATAAGCTACTCCAATACTCAGACCTTCATCTGATTTTTCAAATACTTTACGTTCATCACTCGACATATTCATATATCTCTGAACAGCCTGACGGTTCGCTTCAGAGTCTTCCATAATTGTCTTTATTACGTTTGGATGCTGATCCAAATTATAGTACCTCATTTTTCTTCCATCTATATTTACGCTATAGATTAGAGCAAAACGACCAGCATCCTTCATGTTTTGTATCCTTGGATCTAAGTGCTCTTCTTGTATTCTAATACTTTCCAGCAATTCATCTATTTCATTGACCTGTTTCTTTGTTTTTGGATCAGTTCTCCATCCTAGCCCTGCCCATAACTCAGATTGGTATTTATTCATATCATCAAAATCTATCTCGCCTGTATCGGGATCAGTAGCCCTGACAAATGTCTGACCGTATTGCCATAAGTTAAACTCTCTTGTACCTTTCTCAGGCTTTTCTTTCTCCTCATCCCTATCATATAAAATCTCAAGTATCCCACCTTCCATGCGTTGCTTTTCTGGACTCCAGCTATCACCGTGAATATCCCTACGATGCTTCTGGTCAGCTTCATTCATGTCCCTTCTTGCCAGCATAGGACTGTATCGTGTACTTGTAGGTAATCCATACAAATGTCTATTTGCAATTGACTTAGAGTCAATTATTAGCTTGTTGTCTATCTCTTGTTTCCTTGCGTAGTAATCTGCCTTTTCTCCCCTTTGCTCAGGCTCGCCGATCTTTTCCGTTACAAGATCATCTATTTCCGCTTGTGCATGATAAGTAAGTTCCTCATAAGACATATCGAATCTCTCTTGGGCTAGTTCTTCCGCTTCATCTCGCCTACTATACCGATGTATTCTAAATCCACCGACCTCACCAACAGTTCCTAGCCCTGCCCCAGCAACACGGGCCCAGTCTTGTCCCGCAGTGGATTTGATACCTCCATATATTTCCCCTGCTACCTGGCCTAGAGTTATTGGTAATGCGAAGCTTCCAATATATTTTAATATATCGATTGGATGATTATCCCAATACCCTGTTTGATCTTCATTAGGTATAGGGTCATACTCCTCTTGCGATCCTCTCTTATATCCAAATGGTGCGTCTCTACCAGAGTAGTCATAACCTGTAATGTTATCCCAGATTAGTGTTGCCCAACCGCCAGTAAGACCCCTTCCTGCCTCAGCTAGAGCTTTATCAGGTCGATGTGGCGCTCTATACATCTCCATAGTAAGTATTGTCATAGCTCTGAGTAGACCAATTGTTCCTCCAAAGAGAGAGACTTTATGACCACCGACTTTAATCGTATAGAAGTTTGGATTCCTTTTTCCATTCACAAATGGTCTTCTGTCTGTGTCGCCCTTATTTGCAAGCTCCGTCATAAAGGCTCCCATTCCAATTAGACGAATTATTACTTGCACTCCTTCCCTGCTTTTTATTGTCTGTTTTCTTCCCATACTTCTAATCACTTCAGATTCTATCATCGGTTTGCCTGACCAACCTAAAGGCCATATCCCCTCTTCCCCAAGAGTGGCCCG